AGTTACATGAACTCGAAGAGTATGCAGAACATCATAAGGAAGAGATTGCAGCAGGCGATCATCATGATCCAAATGCACTAGAATTATTTTGTGACAACCATCCAGATGAACCAGAGTGTTTAATCTATGACGATTAATTAAATGTATAATCCAGCAGAACAAAACTTTATAGGAAGAGATCCAATGCAATGGTGGATTGGTCAAGTGACTGATCCAAAAAAAGGAGAGTGGGAAGCTTCATTAGAAAAAAGAAATGCGGAAGACGGCGAACCAATTTATTCGCACCGATGTCGTGTTCGTATTGTGGGATATCATGGTAATGAAGCTGACTTACCTGATAAGGATTTACCATTAGCACATGTTCTCCTACCACCAAATGTTTCAACAGTTGCTGGTGAAAGTGAGTCGATGAAATATCAAGGGGGTGAAGTTGTTGTTGGATTTTTCTTTGATGGTGCAGATGGACAACAACCAGTTATTTTTGGAACTCTGTTTAAACAATCATTTGTTAGAGATAAATTGACGAGTGCTAGATTTAATGCGTTCAGTCAAACAGAATTTACGCCATGGACACCACCACTCGCATCACAAATGATGGGGCCACATCTTGTTCAAACTGAGTCTCCACCTACCAAAACTGCTTATCAATTTGCAAAAAAAGATGAAAATGGTAATACTATAAAATATCCATCTGTAAATGAGAAAGTTGTAGAGACCAACACAAATCCAACATGGGTGAATCCAACTGCTTGTGAAGACAATGAAATACAAAAAATAAACACTGCGATTAATGAATTTACAAGAAAAATGAGTGCCTCTCAGAGTCTTGGAAGTATTACAGTTGATCCATTTTATGGCGGTATCATAAACAAAACTCAGGAGATAAAGAAAACCTCAATTCAAATTAACAACTCAATGTCAAAATTGATGCGTCGAGGTCGTTCATGGGTAATTAAAGATACTTTGAATAATATATCAACAAGATTAAAAGATAAAACACCAATTCATTTACAAGCGCCTGTAGGAGAAGCTTCTAAGAATTTAGTTGATATTGCATTCTGTAATTTTGAAAAAATCAATGAACAATTAATGGGTTATCTTGAGAAGAGTTTAGAAAATATGTTAGGAAAAGTTTTAGATGTTCCCATTTGTGCAGTTGAAAGTTTTTTAGGTGACATGTTTGGACAAATTAATAATATCTTAGATACACAAATGGCAGACATGTTTGATCAATTAAATAACATTTCTGGTGGTGGTATTAAGGCGCCAAGTGAAACATTCTCAAAGGGTATGAAATTTGCAAATTTAATTTCAAATGTTGTAGGATGTGATTCACAGAAATGTCCGCCGAACACTTCATTTAATTCATCGAACGGAGTACAATCAATAGCAGACGATGCCTTTGGTGCAGTATTTGATATTGCAGGCATAAACTCTCTCAAAAATCAAGCAGAAGGTTTGTTAGATATAGTTGATGGTTTAATTCCAGATGTCAGTTCGCCATCGACACCAAAGGTTGATTGTAATACTAATGTTCTTAAATGTGGCCCGCCAAGAGTTGATTTCATTGGAAGTCCAGATGGTAAAGGTGCGAGTGGAACTGCAATTGTGAATACATTTGGACAGGTGATTGGTGTTGCAATTAATGAGCCAGGATCTGGATACACAGATCCACCATTACTTACATTTGTTGATGGTTGTAAGAATGGTTATGGAGCTGCTGGTTATGTTCGTATGGAAAATGGTTCAGTTGCAGATGTTGTTATGACAGATGGTGGTCATGAATATATTCCAAATACCACTGAAACTGATATAGATGGTAATGTCAAAGAAATAATTCCAGATCCAAATGCAAACTATGATGGTGCATCATCTTTTGTAACTTCATTGTCTGACGTTGTGATTGAAAATACTGGAGTTGGTTATGAAGAAGGAGATACCGTAACAGTTGATGGTGGAGCAGAAGTTGAATTAAATATAGTTGAAGGTAGAATTGTAGGAGCAAATGTCACAAATAAAGGATTTGGATTCACGAACATTCCAGACTTAACAATAAATAGTGATACTGGAGTTCTTGCTAGATTATCACCAATTCTTGAATTTACAAGAATAGATGATGCAAAACAGCTTGCTGACACTAATATTCCTTTCAACAAGGATATACCTCAAGAGGCTGTCATAACCATAATTGATTGTGTAACAAAGTAAAATGTCAAAAGGATTCGCACCAAAAGATAAAAAAAATCCCACTAGTGATGATAAAACTAGATATTTTATCAAAACTGGAAAAGTTTCACAACATGGTGATGCAAATTATGAACTCACAACACAGGATTATGGTCAGTGTTGGGGTTTCTATCAAAACACAGGACAAAATGCACCTCCAGTTGAAAAAGGAGATGGTCAAGCTGGATCAGGTGGGCCTGGAACTGGAAAGCATGTTTTAAGCACGCCAGGCATGTCAATGGAGTGTCTTGGTGAAGGTTTAAAATTAAAACCTCAAGGTGATAAGGTTTGTGTGCCAGCGAAATGGATTCGTGCTGAAAACGGTGACATAATGCTTGATGCTCATAATGGTGATATACATTTAAGAGCAAGAAACATTTATCTCGATGCTAATGGTGGAGGTAATGAAGATGGTGAAATTGTAATTGATGCAACTCGAATGGTTCAATTGAAAGGGCCAGATATTCGAGCTAATTGTGAAAAACTATGCATGAAAGCAAATCAGGAATGCGATATTATTACTGATGGTTTTATGAAAATGAAATCGGCATTTGAAGTAAATACACAAAAAATGGATGAGTCATATGGAGTATTTTCTGAAATTGCAAAGAAAGCAACGACTTTAGATCTCCCTGATTTAGGTGAAACACCAAACTCAATTGCAAACAAGGCAGTTAAAGCAATTGATATGTTAGAAAAAGGAAAAGATGCATTTAAAAATGTTCAAGGAGATTTGAAAAACCTTGCAGAAGGCCCTCTTGGACAAAGACTACAAGAAATAGCTGAAAATGATGAATTAGGTCTTGAGGACGCTGCTACAAATATTGGTGAGCAAGTTCAAGACTTTAGAGAATCAGAGGCAGGGAAAGAATTGGAAGAGAGATTCCGAGGATTTATTCAAGGATTTGGAGGATCAACTTAATGGCTACATATTCAAGATCTAATTCTGAAAAAATTGTTGTTGGAGTTGATATCTCACAACCAATTGATGAACCTGATAAGACACCATCTGGAACTGCTATTTTAAATGGCCCTGTTGTTTGTGGTAAAGTCAATAAGACACAAAATAATTATGAGGGAGTGTTAAATGTATCCTCTGACTCTGTACCTCAATTGCCAGGCAATCGACAACCAGTTTTAAATGTTAATTTAGCTGGTAAGTTTGATGGCAACGTAAAAATTGAAGGTGATGATAAAACTGATTTTGCGTTAGAGGTTTCTGGTGGTAGTAATCAGGTATTAAAAGTTCATGGTGACGCTATCTTTACTGCCATATCGCCTCAACTTTTATCCACTAGATTTACATCAAAAGCAGATAAATTACCAGCTAAACCATTTGATATAAAACATCCAGTAAAAGGAGACGGTTATCGTCTTCGTCATGTTTCCTTAGAGGGGCCTGAGGCTGGAGTTTATCATCGTGGCAGACTTAAAGGTTCAAATATAATTGAATTACCATCATACTGGAGAGGTCTTGTTCATGAAGATAGTATTACAGTTCAATTACAATCAATCGGAAAAAATCAAAATCTAGTAATTGAGAGTTTTAATAATGAATTTATTATAATTGAAATTGGTGCAAATCAAGACTTTTTAACTGGTGAAATATTAATTGATTGTTTTTACCATGTCTATGGTGAGAGAAAAGATGTGAATTCATTATTAGTTGAATATGAGGGTGATCAATATCCAGATCCAAACTTTAGTGATAAATGTGATGTTCCGATTGAAGATCGTAATTTTGCTGATCCAAAGTATCGTTTTCCAAGAAATGTCACCACAAACGATTGATAAATAAAACAGAAGAAAATTTGTACATAGCCCAATAAGATGCCTCTTTCAAGACTGGAGAATTTTCTAAAGA